GCAGGTTCAAAGGGTTCGTTTACCGGATCAGCTTACACCTACACACCATACATCACTGTTCCTGATGTTAGAACTCTAAGCACTAATGGTGCAAAAGATGCTCTAAAGGACCAGGGCTACTTAGATGCAGGTATTACTGTTGCAACTGCTTCTGCTGGTGGTTCAGGTGCTGTAACTGAAGCTGGTCGTTCAGGTACCACTGTTACTCTTAAGGTAGTTGCTCACGGCTTCCAGGTTGGTGACGTAGTCACTGTATGGGGTCTAACAAGCACTGTATCTACTCTAAATGGTACTTATGTGATCACTGGTGTTGCTACCGATACCTTTACTTACACTCACGGAACTTCTGGTGCTATTACTAACGTTACCGGTATTTCAACTGCATTCTCTATTATTAGTGGAACTCGTTGGGATGCTGTACAGGCAGTACAGGTAACTTTAAACGTAGCAACTGTTACTGTTCCTGGTCACAGCTTCGTTGTTGGTGACGTTGTAGGTATTTCTGGTGCTACTACTAGCGCACTTAACGTAACTGGTAAGACTGTTACTGCTGTAACAACTGATACTGTATCATTTGCTCTAACTAACGCAGACATTGCATTGACTGCAGATGTTACTGGTATCATGACTGCTGTTGGAACAACTGCTATTGCTAAGGCTAAGGCTATTAACTCATTTGGTATCAATGATGCAGGAACTGTAATCACTATCAACACTTCAGCTGCTCATGGGTTTGCTGCAGGTGACTTGGTTAACCTAAACGGTCTTACTGCCTCTGGTCTAAATGCAACTGGTGTTGGAACTGTGACTATTGCTTCTGTTCCTAGCACAACTTCATTTACCATTGCAAAGCCTGCTGGTTACACTGTTCCTTCTGCTCTATCTATTACCGCAGCTGTTGGTGATGGATCTAAGATCACTTACACTTCTTCGAACAGCCTTGTAGCTGGTCAGATTGTTGCTGTAACTGGTCTGCAGCAGGTTATTGCTACCCAGACACCTACTCTAAATGCTCCTGGTGCAGTTACATTCACAACTTCAACTGCTCACGGATTTGCTGTAGGTAACACAGTTACTATTGCTGATACTGCTGCTTCATCTGCATCAACTACTACTTTGTACAACGGTACATTTGTAGTTACTGGTGTTCCAAGCACAACTACTTTCACTGTAACTAACTTGGCTGCAACTACTCAAAGCATTTCAAATGGTGTTGCGTCATCTTACCCAATTACTACTGCTGGTACTGTACAGGCTGCAGCTGGTTCTGGTCTAAACCAGACAGGTGTTGTTCTTTCTGCTGGTTTAAGTGGATCTGCATTTGCAATTGCTTCTACCACCGCAGGAACCTCATCTGCTGTAGCTGGTTCTGGAAAGACCCTTCTTGTACTAGACAATACTGGTCAGGCTATAGTTGGTGCTAAGACTGGTTTCATTAAGACACAAAGCGTGGCTTTTGGAACTGCTTCTGTTTCTACTGGAGCTTCAATCACCATTACACCTTATAACTAAATAACGATAATATGGCTCGGTCCTGGGATCCTAGTAATCAACCTGATCAGCAAGTTCGTTTAGAAGCTGCTCAGAGACTAGACCCTAGGGCTGATCTATATTCAATTGATCCAGATGTTGCAGTAGAATTACTTAGGCTGCAACAAGGAACTGGCGGATCTTATACATCTATTGATAGCGTATTTAAGGCGCTTCCTAGTGCGCCCTCTGTTGGTGAATTTGCTAAAACAGGAGCTTTTGCTGAAGCTCGATCTTTATTCTTTGATAATGCTGTTCGAGCATCTCAGCTTGGTTATGATATTACTACTGGTACATACTATGTAACTAGCACTTATGCTGATGCTGCTGGAAATCTTATTAGTCGTGGTGGTATGGAGTATGAAAATCGTGCTGAAGACTATGGTGCTGATCCAAGAGATTATGAGGATGCTCCTGCTCCTATTACTGTTAAACCAACTTCTACAACTAATCCAGGTAGACCTAGGACTATAGCTGCTGGGTATAGACCTGGAACTAGTTCAGATGGTAGTTCAGGTACTTTAACAGTGATTTTTAGAGATGGTAGTTATTATAACTATTACAATGTTGAGCCTTATTTATGGCAGCAATTTAAGCAAGTAAAATCTAAAGGAAGATTTATACGTAAATATTTAGATCAAAAAGATAGGGGATATGCTAGTGTTGCTTACATAAGCTCTATTGCACAAAGATCTGAATACTTTGTTTCTCGTACAAACCAAATACTTTACAAAGGTAAACAAGGAACTGCTCCTAAACGTCAGCCTAATCTTGAAAGAAGATTGCTTCTTCAAGAGCGTGCAGCAAGAAAAGCTGCTAGAATAGCTAGGCAGGGTGCAAAAAATCCAGCACAAAAGCGAGCTAGAAAACCTTAATATAATGCCAAAGACGCACAATATCGGAAAACAACATTTTGTACAATTATTTAGACTTCCAGTTAAATGGGGAGTAAAATTAGTAGTAAGAGGAAATACTCAAGAAATTGAGCCTCCTTATAGGACCTCTAAACCTTTAATGATAAGGTTGCCTTTTTATCGTGTTTTAGTGATCGGTAAATGGGATGGAAAATTAGACGAAGAAGAGGCGCTTTCAACAGCGCTAGAAATGCGAGTATTAACTGATGAAGATTTTCAAGAAGGATGGACCCCAGCAGCCTACAAAGTTGGAGAAGAGGATAGCCTCAGTATCAACACCTGAGCTCGTTACTTGGACTGAAAATTCTCTTTTTGTTATTGGTAAAGAAACAACTAATTGGTTAAGAACAAAAGACTCATTGCTTTTAGATGAAGCAGAAATGGGTGCCGAAGCTTTGTTAGCAATTATAAAAGAGTTAAAAAAGAGGGCAAATGAGTTCTGATAGTAAATTTGAAGAAATAACTCCTGAATTCTATAAGGAAGATTACGAAGAATCAGAACAAGAATTTTTTGAAGAAGAGGAAGAAGATGAGTTATCTAAAGAGTTTGTCAATAAATTAATAGATAAGATCATGGAATTTCAAAAGGTTCTTGTAGGTCATGATCTTCATGCTTATCAAAAACCTCTTGCTAGAAGAATTATAGAATCCGTTATTATTGGTGATGGTGAAGAAATAACGGCTTTAGCAGCTCGTCAATCCGGTAAATCAGAAACTATTGCAAATACAGTATCGACATTGATGGTACTGCTTCCTTTATTAGCTCGTATATACCCTGATTTATTAGGTAAATTTAAAGATGGTATTTGGGTAGGACTATTTGCTCCAACAGAATCACAGGCTGAAACACTATTTAGCAGAACTGTTACACGTCTTAGTTCTGAAAGAGCTATGGAAATTTTAAGTGATCCAGAAATTGACGATGTGGCTGCTAAAGCTGGTGGTGTTACTAAAATGATCAGACTTAAAAAGTCTGGATCTACTCTTACAATGATGACTGCTAACCCAAGAGCTAAAATTGAATCTAAATCTTTTCATCTTGTAGTTATTGATGAGTGCCAGGAAGCAGACGACTTTATTGTTACTAAGTCCATTTCTCCTATGATGGCATATTATGCAGGGACTATGGTAAAAACAGGAACACCAACTACTAGCAAAAATAATTTCTACAGATCTATTCAATTAAATAGACGCAGACAGACAGGTCGTGGTGTTAGACAAAACCACTTTCAATGGGATTACAAGGATGTTTCTAAAGTAAATCCTGATTATAATAAGTTTATAAAAAAAGAAATTATTCGTATTGGAGAAGAATCAGATGAGTTTCAGATGTCGTACAACTGCAAATGGCTACTTGAACGAGGAATGTTTGTCTCATCTTCTCTTATGGATGAGTTGGGGGATAGCTCTCAAGAACTTGTCAAAAGTTGGCATAAAACACCCGTCGTTGTTGGAGTCGACCCCGCAAGAAAAATGGACTCTACCGTTGTTACTGTTGTCTGGGTCGACTGGGATAGACCCGATGAGTTTGGCTATTACGATCATAGAATCCTCAACTGGTTGGAGATACAAGGAGATGACTGGGAAGAACAATACTTCCAAATTGTCAACTTCCTCAGTAACTACGACGTCTTAGCTATTGGTATAGACGCAAATGGTGTTGGAGATGCTGTAGCCCAACGTTTAAAGATTCTTATTCCTAGAGCAGAAGTAGTAGCTATTACATCTAGTGCTTCTGAGCAATCTAAACGATTTAAGCATTTACAAGAGCTATTACAACGCAGATCTCTTTCATACCCAGCACATTCTTTTACTAAAAGGTTAAGAATTTGGAAGCGTTTTTACCAACAAATGACTGATGCTGAAATAAAGTATAAAGGTCCTAATTTTACAGTAGAAGCTCCAGATGAGTCATACGCACATGATGATTTTGTTGATAGTTTAGCTTTAGCATGTTCTTTGACAAGAGAATTAGTCATGCCTGAAGTAAGCGTGTCTTCTAACCCATTTTTTTAAAAATAATGAGTTCAGCATTTATTTTAGGCAAATTTTCGTCAAACTAATAACTGTAAATACTGCAGTTTACATTTCTATCTATAAGGAGTTCCCATGGGTATTGGTCCAAATCCTATGTTTCCAGAGCGTGCACCACAAATGTACGAGCTAAAAGGCGCAGGCAATGTTGAGCGTAGAGGTCCACTTCGTTTTGAAGAGGGCGTAGCTACTGACACTGACGTTCCTAACGACTTTCAAAAGGGCATCATGAGTGGCTTTGCTGCTGCTCCAGGTCGCCCAAACCGCAATGCACCAGTATGGCAGAAGCCAGCTGCTGAGACCCTATCAGAAAGAGCACACGTTGGTTCTGCTGCATGGATCGAAGCACCTACTTTCCTAGGTGAATTTGCACATGGTTCATTCACTAACTACGCAGAGCAGACAGTTGAAGTTAAGGCTGTTTCAGGCGGTAGAACTGCTAGATTGAACCCAACAGTAGTTCAAGACTAATTACAAACATAGCCTGCCTGCCCTATTTTGGGCAGGTGGCTATAGTTTGAGGAGATGGCATTATGGCACAAGTACCTGCCAATGAAAAGCTTTGGAAGTTAATTGTAACTCAAGCACGTGCTAAGTACACTAACTATCCTAACCCAGGAGCTAGTCACTGGGTTCATCAACAATACCTGAAACATGGTGGTCGATTTATTGAAACTAGCGAAGAAACTCGTCGTAAGAAAATAGCGCAAAAAATGCTGGAAGAAAAGATGCGCAAAAAGGTTGCTCATAAGCATACCGCAAAAGATGAAAAACGTGCTAAAGATCTTCCAAAAAAGAAATCCAATAAAGACAAAAAGGATAAATAAATAGATGTCTTTTGCAGACTTTTCGCCTCCAAGTTATAGGGCGGCTTCTTCTGATCTAACGATTTCTATTTCTCCTTTAGGTCTTGTAGAACTTGCTGATGAAGAGTTTGAGGTCCATGGTCCTCGTCTAAATCGTTATAGCCTTAACTGGGCTATGTATCTTGGTCACCACTGGGGCTATCGTCGTGAACAAGGTGAAATGCAAATTTCGGTAAATTATTACCGTGCTTTTTTAGATTATATCGCTAGATTTACTTTTGGTAAAGGCATCCACTTTAGATCCCCTAAAGCTACTGAAGGAATCATTCCTAACCGTTTAGAACGTGTATGGGAAGTAGACAATAACAAAATGCAAGTTCTATTTGAGATGGCTCAAATAGGTGCTGTAACAGGCGATTGCTTTGTAAAGATTGCATATGAAGAAGCATGGGAAGACAGTGTAGGAAGATTTCATCCTGGGCGCGTACGCGTACTTCCTTTAAACTCTGCTTTCTGTTTTCCGGAGTTCCACCCACACGATAGAACTCGTTTACTTAGATTTAAACACAAATACCGTTTCTGGGGTACAAGTTTAGAGGGTACTCGTCAGGTGTTTACTTATACAGAAATTCTTACTGATGATGTAATTGAAGAGTACATCAATGATGAGTTGATTGATTCAAGACCAAATCCACTAGGTCAGATTCCTATTGTTCATATTCCTAATATTCCTGTATCTGGATCTCCATGGGGTCTAGCAGATGCACATGACATTATTACTATTAACCGTGCATACAATGAAATATCTACAGATGTTGCTGACATTGTAAATTACCATGCAGCCCCTGTAACTGTTATTGTTGGTGCTAAGGCTTCTAATCTTGAAAAAGGTGCTAAAAAAGTTTGGGGTGGTCTACCTAAAGACTCCCAGGTATTTAACCTAGAAGGTGGGGGTGCTGGTTTAACTGGTGCTATGGAATACTTGGCATCACTAAAAACTGCGATGCACGAAATAATGAATGTTCCTGAAACTGCTTTAGGACAAGTTCAGCCCATTTCAAATACTTCTGGTGTTGCACTTTCTATTCAATACCAACCTTTAATGAACCGTTGGGCTCAAAAAACTGCTCAATATGGTAAGGGTCTTGAAAGAATAAATGAACTTGTTATTCTTAATCTTGCGATTAAAGAACCTGAAGTTTTAGCCTGGAATCCTACAGAAGATGGTCCTTTACAAGAAGGTCAGTTAGATGTTTTAGATCCAAATGATCCTTTAACTTACAGGTCTTTTGCTCATTTTCCTGAGCCACTTCCACTTGATAAACTAATTCTTATGAGCGAATTGCAGCAAAAAATGGCTCTTGGTTTGGAATCTAAAGAGGGTGCTTTGCGTGCTCTTGGTGAAGAATTCCCAGAAGAAAAGCTTGAAGAGATTCGTAAAGAAATGCTTGAAGATGCTAAGGCTGATGGTGCGTTAACTCTATTGAAGGTACAGATCCAAAAAGAAATCATGGATATGACTGGAATGATGCCTGGACCTGAAGGTGGTTCAGCTACTCCAGTTGATCCTATGATGATGGGTGATGGAGATGTACTAGGTGATGGTATTGAAGGACCACCTGAAGAAGGTGCAGAAGATCCTAATTTGAACGCTAATCCTATGGAAGAACAAGGAGAGTCTAGCGTAAGAGAAACTTTGGTTCAACAAGCATATGGAGCTAATATTCCTATGAGAGAGCCAATAGATAGAGAATAAAAGATTTTTTGGTTTGACCATAAACAAATCATAAAAAGTAATTATTCTTATAATATACCCACTGACAGGTCACGTGCTCACATACTGGAAAACGACCACCGAGAATGAAAAGAGTCTAATTATGGATGAAAACCTACAGACAGAGGTAACCGAGGTTACCACTACAGAAACAGAAGCTTCTGTTGAGGAAGTATCAATGCC